GCCTGGACAGGCGGGGCGGGCGGTGCAAACGCGGGAGGCGCTGCCTGTACCGGCGGCGGTGCGAAAGCCGGCGGGGCCTGGGGCGGCGTGAAGGCAGGAGGCGCGCCAAACTGCGGCACAGCGCCCGGAGCCGGTGCCGGCGGCATGCCGATAGTCGGAGGCGTCAGACCGCCAGCAGCGGGCGCGTTACCGCCGTTATCGGCCGGCGTGGCGCTGCTGCCTACCGCGCGATAGCCGACGATCTTGTTTTGCATCTCGCCCTTGTACTCTTCCTGGCCAAGCTTGATTTCAAGCTGACGGGTGAAAAGCTGGCGCACGTCATTGAACTGCATTACGCCGGTCGCGTGGCAGATTGCGGAGATATCCGCATTGGCGATGCGCATCGCTTCGGCGCTCGGGTTGTTGAAGTTGTAATTCCCGCGCGTCTTGCCGCCGGCAAAGCGCCCGGCCTTCAGCGTAAAGAACAGTTCCAGCAGTTCGCCGGTATTGGCGGCGTTGTTCTTGCGCTCGCCGTCGCTGACTTCGGCAAGATACCAGCCGACGGGGAATAGCGGCCGGGCCTGTGACGGCGCAATGCCGTTTGCGTTGAACTCGAAAGCATAGTTTGGCTGACTCATTTGTTACTTCCTCTCTGCGGTGGTTGTGCGGAAAACTGCAATGTCAAACTCAGGGTCTAGAATCAGGACGGGGGTTCCCCGCCCGAGTACGCTTTGAATCTCTTGCGTCACAGTTCGCATTTGCTGCTGTGAAAGCGGAACCTTTGTTTTCAATACTACCGTTTGCCCTGGCTGATAGTCGATTGTTGAAATAACAAAGTGCGCAGCCGGCTTTTGTTTGTGTGAGCTGAGCAAGCCAAAGCCGGCAATAAACAGAATAGCGGCGAGTGTCAATCCAATGACGATTTCAAAAGCCATTAGCTCATTGCCTTCTGAAATAGATAAGTCAGGTGCGCGGGCTCAAGCTCTGCCAGCTTGCCGCCCCGGTCGCGGCAGTGCGCGTCTAGGCTACCCTGTGTCCGAATGACAATGACTGTCTTACCTGGGTTCTGCGGATCAGGCATGCGCTCAAACCGGGCAATCAAATCGTACAGGTGAGGCACCGCAACATTCAACGCTTGACCTGGGAAATAAAAGCTCGCTTGGTTCTGCTGGTTGCGCGTTTCCTTGCAGATAAGCGCAACGTGCTTTTCCGGCAGATGGAACAGGCGGTTGAACTGTACCGCCATTTCCTCTGCCATGGCGCCGTAAACCTTTTGCCCATGCTTGTGTTTAGGCGCTTCCTCGCGCAGTTTGATTTCCGCCGCTTCGCTGGCAGAGTCAAGAACAACGGTATCGAAGTTGCGCGCCTCATGGGAGCCGCAGACCCAATCCACAAATTCCTTGAAGCGCGCGAAGGTGGACGCCGGCCACGCTGGCACGGTATGCACGTTGCGCACGCTGAGCATGCCGGGCTCGGTAATGCAGCAGACCGGACGCGGCGCCGTGGTCAGGATGATAGGCGTCTTCCCGTTGCCAGCAGGGCCATAGAAGATGCCCTTAACGCCATGGCAGGAGGCGAGCGCGGAAACCGGAACTAGATCATTGATGTTCACAGGGGATATCCAGTGACGCGTGAATGTCGGGCTCCGGCTTTAGCTTTTCCTGCAGCCGTTCAAAGTGCGCCTGGATTTCGGAGTCCTCCCAAACTTCAGGAATATCCTTCCACTCTGCGCCGTTGAACTGCTGCAGCTTCTGGCGTCCAGCGCTGCGGTTAAGCATGCGCAGTTCGCCCCGGTAATGCTGTTTGGTTTCCTGGCTCACGTCAGTAGCTCTTACCGCCGGGAGCGCGGCGATTCTCCGGCTTGTGGTCCGCACGCTGCTGGTTATAAGCCAGCTTTTCAGCGAGCGCGCCGCCAAGGTCCAGACCCAAGCCGCCGGCAAGGTCTGCGATGCGGATTACCGCGTCCGCTAGCTCAACCTCGATAGACTTGCGGTGCGGCAAATGCTCGTCCATTTTGTTTTTACGGTGCCCTTCCATGGCTTCCGCAACTTCGCTGACGATCAACATAAGCTTTTCGCCAACGTTAGGCTTGATCGGTTCGCCGGTCTGCAGGTCAGTCCACCAGCCGGCAGCCTTAGCGCGACCATGGCAAATTTGCACAAGCGTTGAGCCGGCATCATTTGCAACAGCTTCGTCCATAACAAATGCCTCGTTTTCCATGCTGCACTCCTGTGGTAAAGCAATCGCCCCGCGTCAATGCTCTATCGCGGTATGAGCCGGGGCGATGCGGTTTTACTGCGGCGCCTGGGGTAGCTGCAGTTCCAGACCCACAGAGCCAACCTTGATGTCAAGGCACTTGTTCACGACAACCTTGACATTGCCCGGCAGAAGGCGGTACGCCTCAAGGTTCAGCTTGGGTTCCCAACCGATCAGGGCATTGGCAGCGGCGGTGATTTGCTCCGGCGTGTAGCCAACCGTCGCAAGTTCCGCGAAGGCTTCGGCCATCTTTTCCTGAATGACCTTGCGCTCGATAGGAACCTTGGCCTGCAGGTTGCCCCAGCCGCCGGGCAGTGGCAGGTTGTTGGTGTTCTCTTCGGCGGCGGGGAAGAAGCGGTTGAAGATATCAGCGCGAAGCTCGCGCTCCTGCTTCACCTGTTCCTTAACGCCGGCCATCTGCACGGTCAGCGAATACCACTTGCTAAGCTCCTGCATGTTGGCTTCGTTGATGGGGTTGTACGGCGCCGGAGCGGCCACAGGCGGCGGGAGCGTGGGGGCCGCAACCGGCTGCTGCCACTGCGGCGGGGCGAAGACGGGGGCCACGGCAGGCACGCCAGCGAGGACAACCGGAGCCGGTGCAGCCTGGGCGACAGGCGCAGGGGCGGGCGGCGCGGCGGGCTGAACGACAGCCTGCGGAGCGCCAGCAACGGCGTTTGCCTGGGCAGCCTTAGCGGCTTCGTCGGCGGCAATCTCTGCCTTGGTACGGCGCTTGCGCTTCGGAGCTTCAGCCGGCGTCGCAGCGGCGGCAGGCATCGGCGGTGCGGGCGGCAGGACGACAGCGGTAGACGGCAGCGGCGGGGCACAGCGTGCGCGCAGGTCAGTTTCGCTGATGCACTCGGTACCCATGTAGTAAAAGTTCTGGCCGAACTTGGCGGACTCGGGATGTAGCGTCCAGCCGTCAGGCGGGAAGGCGACGACAACCGTCGCGTTCATTGCGGGGTTCAGCACGTTCGGCGGGGCCGGGATATTGCTCATGGTTTCCTCTTGGGTGGTGGATTTGGTTGCTGCCATCTGGGCCTCAATCGCGTTTGCGTTCGGCGTCAGGTCCAGAAGCTTTTGCTCGGGAGTCTTGGCAACCTTCTTAGCCTTTTTCTTCGGCTTGGTTGCGGGCTTTGTTGCTTTGTTCTTTACCGGCTTAGCCTTGGGCTTGATTGCCGGCTTCTTCGGCGCTGGTTTCTTAGCGGCCGGTTTCTTCGCCGCGACCTTCTTAGGCGCGGGCTTCTTGGACTTGCTCATGCGGTTTAATCCCTTTGGTTGTCGCGGATTCACGTTGTACGCTTGTGCCCTGGGGCCTGTCAAGGGGTTTTGGCTAAAATTTTAGCCGGCTAGAATTTTAGCTAGGGGTGCTGTAGGGTGCGGCGGGTACTTCCACAGGGGTAGGGGTTGCACCATGAGAAAAACTTTTGTGCGTTTGTATGATGAAGCTTTACGCCAGATGGAACAACGCGGCTTTGCTTCTTTGGAAGGCAGTTTGGTTGCTGCTAGAAAGCAGCTTCAAATTTCTATCGGTAATCGTGAAAGGGCTAGCGTTAACGTTTTGCATTTGTTTGATGGCGCCCACTTTCGCAACGATTGCACGCCGGAACACAAAATGTTGATGCTCGGTTTCGCTGCAGCGATTGAACGGAGCGGCGGGCTATGAGAAAGACGGAAAGAATCAAAGAAGCTTTCAAGCTAAAGCGTGTATTTATAGCGCAAAGCAAGCTGCCGACTCTGCACCACGCTAACGCGATTCCAATTACAAGCGCAAAAATTCTGCAAGTCGGTCGGGTTTGTATGCCGGACGATTCGATTGTGGAATTTCAGGACATAAGGGTTTACTTCAAAAATGACTAACAAAAATTGCGATGCGCAGCAGTCTCTAGCGCAGCGCACCCGCGAACTACTGCGCAAGGATGCGCGCTCAACTGCTGAGCAAGCGGCCGACTTCGGCGTGCCTTACCACTGGCTAAAGCATTTCAAGAATGCCGGCGGGGAAGAGGGCGCGAACGTCAACCGTGTTCAGCATGTATATGAGCAAATCACAGGTAAGAAGCTAAAACTCTGACCATGTTTGATTCAATCCCGGAAGAACTAAAAGCGTTGCCTCAGTGGGTACTGTGGCGCTATGAACAAAAGCCGGACGGAGGAAAGCAATCAAAGGTTCCGTATCAAACAAGTGGCAAGCTTGCGGATATCAACAAGCTTGAGCATTGCACCGACTTCGCTACTGTAGCGCGCTACAGTGAAGCCTGGGGCATGGGCATTGGCTTTTGCTTCATGCCTAGCGACCCCTATTGCCTGATTGATCTTGACGACCCCTGGTCAACGGAAGGCGATAAAGCTGACTGGCCGCAGGACAAGCGCGAGTTTTGCGCCAAGGCTAACGAACAGATTTACACAAGCTGCGCAAGCTACGGCGAGTTGTCGCCTAGCGGCAAGGGCGCGCATTTGATTGTTCGCGCCAGCGTTGCCGCAGGCAGGCGCAAAGACACGATTGAGGTTTATTCGAGCGGCCGCTATGGCGCGTTCACTGGCCATGTAACCAAGCCTCTACCGATTACGGACCAACAGCAGCTTGTTGACTACATTGTGCAACAGATGGGCGGCGTAACCAGCCGCGCGGCGCTGCCTGATCTAGTAGAACTGCCGGCAACCAGCAGCGACGAAGATATTTATAACCGCGCCTGCACCGCTGCTAACGCGGATCGATTCATCGCCCTGTGGAAAGGCGACTGGCAGGGCGGCAAGTACCCGTCACAATCAGAGGCTGATTTCGCGCTGCTATCCATGCTTGCTTTCTACACGCCTAGCAATGAGCAAGTACGCCGGTTGTTCCGCATGTCGGGCCTTGCGCGGCCCAAGACGAACCGCAGCAACTACCATCTTGACTTTGCCTTGCGCGCGATCCGGTCCAAGGAATTGCCACAGGTTGACCTAAGCTCCTGGCAACAAAAAGCCCCGGAACGCATGGGGCCGTTACCGGGGCAGGAGACAATTGTTTTATTCTCAGGCCAACAGATTCCGCCTCAGGAAGCGCCCCCGGCTACAAACTTGGCTAATACGTTGGGGATTGGCAACGAAGAGCCTGTGCAACCGGGGGCGCAGGCGGAATATATCGGCACAACTTCGCCAATGCAAGCGGGACCGCAAATAGCTCTGCCTCCTGGGCTCGCCGGAGAGTTAACGCAGTATTTCTATGGCTCCGCTGTGCGGCCCATGGAAGAATCGGCAGTTATCACCGCGCTCGGTTTGATGGCCGGCATCTGCGCACGTTCATACAACATTAGCAACACCGGGCTTAATCAATACTTCATCTTGTTGGCAGAGACAGGCACCGGCAAGGAAACGCTATCGTCCGGCCTGGACGTGTTCATGGAAACCATTGGCCGCACGATTCCGAACGTTGCACAGTTTCGCGGACCTGACGGTTTCGCATCCGGCCAAGCATTGCTTAAGGCGCTGGCTAAAAAGCCGTGCTTTGTATCATACAAGGGTGAGATTGGTTTAACGCTGCAGCGAATCAGCGGACCGCGTGCAACGCCTTCGGACATTATGTTCCGTCAGTTGTTGCTCGATCTTTACATGAAGTCAGGCAAGAACCGCAAGCTAGGCGAGCATGCTTATTCGGATGAACAAAAGACCTTGCCCTCTGTGCGCTCGCCGTGCGTCAGCATCTTGGGCGAATCTGTGCCTTCGGAGTTCTATGAGCACCTGGGGCCTAACGATATCGCGCAGGGCCTTGTTCCGCGCTTCCTTGTTATCGAGGCGCCCGACAGACGCATACCGCGCAACAAGCTAGCAGGATGGGCGCCTCCCGAGCCCCTGGCGCGCCGCGTCTCTGAGCTTGTGGCCACAGTAATTGCAATGCAAGGCAGCAACCATGTTCTAGATATCAGTATGGATGCTGACGCTGAAGAGCTAATGCAGCACTGGGAGACGCATTGCGATAACCAGCGATGGGAAGGCAACCGCCAAGCCGATAAAGAGCTTTGGACGCGCGCTTATCTCAAGACTGTGCGGCTCGCCGGCTTGCTGGCCGTAGGCGTTGACTATGCTAACCCTATGGTCAATGTTGAATGCGCGCAATGGGCTATCAAGCTGGTTGACTCCACTACGCGGCGTATCGTTGAACGCTTCGATGCCGGAGAGATTGGCGGCGGCGAGATTCAACACGAATCGGAGATCAGGAAAGCGATTATCCGCTATGTGCATATGACCAAGGGCCAGAAGGCTAACGCTAAATGCCCCGTTGATTGCCTGGATCATAACGTGATTCCCTTTGCCTACCTGCGGGATCAATTGCGGCGCCGTAGCAGCGTCGTTAACGCACGCAACGGCGTAGCCAATGCCATTGAGGCTGCCATCCGCGATGCGGTCAAGGCGGGCTTGCTTAGGGCCATTCCGCAGACTCAGTTAATGAAGCTCGGGATACTGTCAGAGTGCTATGCGCTAGGCGCTGGTTATGCCCACGATAAATTTAAGCTCTAAAAGCGTCCGGGTAGATTTGGCAATCTCGGTTAAACCCAAAACCAAAGGATTCCCCAATGAAATCAAAGCGTTCGCATTTTTCTTACGTTCGGGTAGGTCCGGGTAGGTATCTGCATATAAGACCCCCTTAATAAAATGAGACGCTAACACATAACCTAATTTACCCGAGAAGTAGTATATATATGATTTATATATGTTTTTTCATGGGTAGATTAGGGTAGATACGGTAAATCTCGGTTATGCGGTTTTAGGAATTTAAAATTTTTATGGGACTTAAAATTAATCGTAAATATAGGAGGCATGCGGACGTGGCTAAAGCACAGCGGGATAAAGGTAAGCGCGGTGAACGTGACGTAATTAATTTACTGCAGCCGCATGTCGATTTTATTTATAACGCTATGCGTGGTGCGCAGACTGCGCTAATGGCTAGCGTGGAAACGCCGGAGCTAAAGCGCAACCAGTTACAAAGCGATGGCGGCGGCAATGACATACACGGACTGCATTGGCTAAGCCTTGAAGTAAAGAATCAGCAGGCGTTAAGCGTCGAATCATGGTGGGCGCAGACCTTGGCACAGGTGAAGGTCGGTCAAGTGCCGGTGTTGATGTATAAGCACCGTGCCAAGTGGCATTGCGTAGTGCTGGCTAGGGTGGATGGCATGGCGGATGCGTTGCGCATCACCATGAGCGTTAACGAGTTCGGTTACTGGTTCAGGTTTACCCTGTGGCAACAGCTATGGCAGGAACTGCAGTTACTCAAGATCAAAGGGAGCAAATGAAATGGCAAAGCCAATCAAGCTGCATAGCGATGCGCCTAGCTCGATTAGAGCCAAGGTAGTTAAGGCGCTTAGGAAACCGAAGCTCGATAAGATTTCGACAGTGGAAGAGCTAAAGCGATTCAAGGATGCGCGGAGCTTGGTTCGGATTACGAATACAAAGCGACCTGAGCCGGAACGCTGGTATGTGTACGGCACTGATTGGGAATTGACGCCGGCTTTGGTTAAGCAGATTAACAAAGCAGAGGTTAGGCGCAATAAGGGTTATTGGTCGGATTGCGTTTACTACAGCGCAACCTTGTTGTTCGCGGAATAGCTAAGGCAGGGTGCTATGGGCAAGGTGCTTAAGCCGTGTACCTATGTAGGGTGCAACGCTCTAATACCACTAGGGCAGTACCGCTGCGCACTGCACCCCTATGCAGAGAGGAAGAAACAACAGAAGGACTATGATGTAAAGCGAGGTAATTCAAACAAGCGTGGCTATGATCGGGTATGGCGTGATTTTGCCAAGGCGTATCTAGCTAGGAATCCCGAGTGTAAGAAGTGTTTGAAAGACCACCCATGGCGCGTACTGCCAGCAAAGCATGTTGACCATATCATCCCACTGGAACAGAGGCCGGACCTTAAATTTGTTGATTCTAATTTGCAGGGCCTATGCCAACCCCACCACAACAGGAAGACCTGGGAACAGAGTAAGGGTATAAACAGGGATAGACCCAATGTTAGTTGGGATACATAACCACTAGGGGTATACCATGTACATGTTATTTGTATTGCTCATGGTTAGTGCTGGTATAGTTAGCATACTAATGATTAGTTTATTAATTGTTAGCTGTTTAATCGTTAGCTATGCAATGATTAGCAAACTAATTGTTAGCATACAAAAAAGTTCAGGCGTTTGTTATGGCGACCGGCGAGGTCCCACGCAAACGAAAGAAACCAAAATGGATTTAATTTCGTTACGCTGTGTAACGTATATCAAGTTTGTTAAACAGGACGGTTAAAAATGGCTCGCCCTAGGCTGCCAACGAAGACGAAAGAGATAAAAGGCACACACAGGCCCTGCAGGGACGCCAAGGCCGCGCCCGTTGCCGTGGTACTCACTGCCGGCGTGCCACTACCTCCGCGTCACCTGACGGAGACGGAGCGTGAGTGCTGGATTTCGCTTGGCCAACAAGTCTCGCCGTTGCGCGTCACAAGCAACGCGGACATATCCGCCTTTGAAAGCATGGTGAAGGCATACGCCGAACTGGTTGAAGCTCGGGCACGCATGGCTTTGTATCGCGAGCGCAGCAAACAAAACCCGGACGACTACAGCCCATTTAGCTACAAGGCGTACACAAAAGACGGCTACCTGTGGAGAGCGTATCCAGAAACTGGAATCATTGCCGACGCGGATAGGCGTTTTGGTTTCTGGCTTGGCAAATTCGGCATGACCCCTGCGGATCGCAGCAAAGTTAGTCAGGTGATGAGCAATGGCAAAAAACAAAACAGGTTCCAAAGGTTCGGCAAAGACAACCAAGACGAAGGCGAAGGCTAAGCCCGCTGCCAAAAAGTCTGCCGCAAAGAAAACCAAAGCGCCGGTAAAGAAGGCGGCAAAGTCGAAAGCCAAGCCCGTTAAGGCGTCCAAGGCGGCGACGAAGCGCGCGATAGGTCGCGCAGTAGCCCGGAAGAAAGTAAAGCAGCGGGACAGCAGCAGGGACTTGACTGCGCTGCAAGCTCGCTTAGCCGATGAACTGCAGTCCCGCATGGACGGGGCTAGCCCCGTCTTAGATGAAGAATTTAGCGATGACGCGTTTAACCTGCCGGACAGCGAAAAGCCGGAGGGTTATTACTTTGAGCGCGGCATGGGTTATGCGCATGCTGTTGTTCGCGGGGAAATTGACGTTTGCGAATTTGTAAAGCTCGCGTGCCAGCGTCAGATAAACGACCTGGCCAGACAAACGCTTGACCCTGACTTTGGCTATACCTTTATCCTTTCTGAAGGTGAGCGCATCTGCCATTTCTTGGAAAGCCTGCCGCACATTAAAGGCCCGAAGGCCGGCGAGTTGATGGACTTGGAGCCCTGGCAGTGCTTCCGCTTCATTACCTGTTTCGGATGGGTGGTGTCGGATAACCACAGGAAGCGGCGCTTCCGTCGCGCCTATACCGAAGTCCCGCGCGGTAACGGCAAGTCCTTCGAGTGTTCCGGCCTGGGGCTCTATGCCTTGGCGGCGGATGACGAGGAAGGCGCGGAGGTTTATAGCGCGGCAACCAGCCGCGAACAGGCGCGCATCGTGTTTGATTCCTCCCGCGTCATGGCAAAGAAGACGCCGGATTTGTTGCATGCGCTCGGTATTGAGGTAGGCGCGCATAGCATCTTTATTCGTGACACAGCTAGCGCCTTCAAACCTCTGTCGGCGGAAGCGGACAACCTTGACGGCTTGAATATCCATTTCGGCATTGTGGACGAGTTGCACGCGCATCCGACCCGCGAAGTTTACGACGTGCTAGAGACTGCACTAGGCAAACGCCACAGGTCCATGATTTGGGTTATCACGACTGCAGGCAGCAACCGCGATGGCATTTGTTACGAAGTGCGTAACTATGTGATTAAGATTCTTCGCGGGATCATCAAAGACGAAAACCAGTTCGGCATTATTTATACATTGGATGAAAACCCTTATGAGGGAATATTTACTAATAGAGAGGTTATAAAGTGCCTGCAAGAAAAATGCGAATGTCATGCACAAACCACCCTGAGCGCGGAATACTTGCGCGAGGTTACTGCCGATCTTGCTATGACAAATATTTGCGAAAGCGCAGCCCTGACTATGCTGCAAAGCAAGATAAAAACCGGAGGCGGTGGGAAAAACGAAACCGGGCGCACGTCCTTGCATATCGCGCAGCTTGGGCAAAAGCAGACAGAGCAAAAAATCCCCACAAGCGAATTGCTGCACTCTACGGCATTGACAAAGACGCTTACGAAGCTTTGTTTAAAAGTCAACGCGGCCGTTGCGGAATATGCAAACAGCCCTCTAAAGTTCTTGGAGTTGATCACGATCACAGCACAGGAAATGTGCGAGGACTGCTATGCCGCCAATGTAATAGCGGATTGGGTATTCTCGGAGACACTAAAAAAGCAATTGCCGCAGCACTCGCGTACTTGTCCCGTAAGCAAGTTAAAGCCAAGCCTACAAGGCATAAGCGGAACAAAACCGCCTGACGATTGGACGGACCCCGCATCGCACCGAAAGGCTAACCCTAATTGGGGCATTTCGGTTATGCCTGACGTTATCGCGCAAACTTGTTTGAAAGCGAAGGAAACCCCTAGCGCACAAAACAATTTCAAGACAAAGCACCTTAACGTTTGGGTGTCCAGTGATTCGCCTTGGATGGACATGCCCAAGTGGGATGCCGGCGGCGATAGCTCGCTGCGGCTTGAGCATTTCGAGGGCGAAGAGTGCGTTATTGCTTTCGACTTGGCTACCAAAGTGGATATAAACGCCAAGGTTTATTTATTTGAGCGCGTCATTGACGGGCTTGTGCATTACTACGCGTTCCTAAAGTGCTACTTGCCGGAAGATGCTTTGCGCGATTCTCGCAATTCACAGTACACAGGATGGCAGCATGCGGGCTGGATCACCGTAAACCATGGCTCGGTTGTTGACTTCGATCAAATCGAATCCGACCTAGAAGAGGATTTGCGGCGCTTCAACGTGCGCGAAGTGCCGTTTGATCCCTGGCAGGCGACACAGTTTGCGCAGCGCATGGCGGCTAAGGGCGCTCCCATGGTGGAATACCGCAACACGGTTGCCAATTTCTCCGCCCCGATGAAAGAGATTGAAGCACTGGTTAAGGGCGGGCGATGGCATCACGACGGGAACCCGGTTTTCGCCTGGATGGCATCTAACGTCGTCTGCCATATTGACGCCAAAGACAACATTTACCCCCGGAAAGAGCTACCGGCTAACAAGATTGACGGAATTGTTGCTAGTATTAGTGCATTGGGGCGCCGAATTCACGCTGAAATTGCAGGCCCTAGCGTGTATGAAACGCGCGGAATCATGACTATCGAATTGTGAGGCGCCATGCTTAAGCTGAATCAGGAAAGAATTAAACTTGTTGACTTGGTTCTTACAATTTTGTTCGTTTTGCTTGGCGGCAGTTTGGTTGTTTACGGCGCTTGGCTGGTTTATGTGCCTTTGGGCTACATCTTGGCCGGCGTGCTGCTGCTTTTCATCGCCCTGCGCACTTCCGGCAGAAAAGGAAAGTAACAAATGAGCGTTCTAAACTTTTTTGCCGGCAGTTTCGGACCTTCGCAGCCGGTATCTGCTGCGGATCATTGGCTTGTCCGCCTTATCGGTGGCGCCAGCAAGGCGAGCGTTCCGGTAAACGAATACCTTGCGTTAAATCTGCCGGTTGTTTACGCATGCGTCACCCTCCTGGCCGATACCATCGGCGTACTGCCTTGCTACGTTGAGGAAGTGACGCGCGACCCCAAGGGTAAGCGCAAGGTCAAGCGCCTGGACGATCACCCAATCTCTTATTTGTTGGCTAATCCCAATAAATACATGAGCCAGTTCATCTTTACCAAAACCACCCAAGGCCATGAAGACCTTTGGGGCAACTCGATTATCGAGATTGAACAGAACGGCAAAGGCGAAGCTATAGCCCTGTGGCCAACGGAGCCGGGCGCGGTTTGGCCAGACGCCTACGATATCCGCGAGCGCGGCCCCAAGAACGGTATTCTTCGCTATCGCGGCTCGGTCAATGGCGAGGATTTCAACAAACCTTACGACGAGGTTCTGCACTTCCGCGCCTTCGGCCTTAACGGCTATCTAGGCTTGTCGCCTATCCATGTCGCGCGCAACGCTATCGGCCTGGGCCTTGCTACTGAGGAATTCGGTTCCAAGTTCTTTGCCAATGACGCGAAGAGCGGCGGCTTTCTGCAGCATCCTGGCGCTTTGTCTGAAAAGGCACAGACGAACTTAAAAGACAGCATGGGTCCGGCTGGCCAAGGCGGTTTGAAGAACGCTCACGCCGTCAAGATTCTGGAAGAGGGGATGAAGTTTGTAAGCACAACCATTCCGCCGGAGGACGCGCAGTTTCTGGGAACGCGCGAATTCCAGATTGCGGAAATGGCGCGCATCTATCGTATTCCGCTGGTGCTGCTGCAGTCTCATGAAAAAACTACTTCATGGGGTTCCGGTATCGAGCATCTAACCATCGGCTTTGTCCGCTGGTCCATTCAACCCCGCGTTACGCAGCGCGAGCAAGAGCTAACAAACAAGCTGCTTAGCGAAGCGGACCGGAAAAAGGGCTTGCGCGTCCGCGTTGATGTTAACGTGCTGCTGCGCGCTGATATGTCCGGCCGCGCGGCTTGGTACGAATCGCTTTCGAAGATCGGCGCGCTCACCCCTGATGAAATTCGAGAAGAGGAAGGCCGGGCACCGCTTAGCGAAGATGAAAAGAAGGGCTTTGCGCTACTCGCCGGCAACGCGGCGCCTGCGCAGCCGAACAAAGAACCCAACGAACCCGAGACGGAGAGCGAACAGTGAAATACATTCGAGTGCTAAATGAGATTGCCGCTACCCTGTGGGCAATGGACCCTATCAAGCTGCAAATCATGCTTGAAAGCATGCGGGCCAAGGCAGACGGCGTTGATTTGCTCGCTGACGTACCGGAATCGCAGCGCGTAGAAACCTACGATCCGCGCCTTGCGCGCAACCATGGTGGCGTCTTTTACACGCTCGACGGCGAGACGGATTTTTCCGCTTCAATTTCTCCGCAGCAGGCGTCCGGTATCGCGCGCAAGTCCGGCAAGGTTGCTGTGCTGCCGATTCGCGGCATCATTTCGCACCGCATGGGCGGCATTGATGAAATGAGCGGCGGCACTTCTTCGGAGCGGCTGGCAAAGGCGCTTGCGGAGCTGCGCGATACCGATTCAATCAAGGCCGTTGTGCTGGACGTTGATTCCCCCGGCGGCAGCACGTTTGGCGCAATCGAAACCGCCGATGCGATTTACAGCATGCGCGGCGTTAAGCCGGTTGTTGCGCAGGTTAACGCTACCGCTGCTAGCCTTGCGTATTGGTACGCCGTGCAGGCAGAGGAAGTTGTGGTTACGCCGTCCGCTGCCGCCGGCTCGATTGGTGTCTACAGCGTTCATAAGGACATTTCGGAAATGCTTTCGAAGGCCGGTATTAAGCCGACGATTGTAAAAGACGGTGAAAACAAAGCAGAGGGCAGCGAATTTGGCCCGCTTAGTGAGGACGCCCGCGCGCATCTGCAGGAAATGGTTAGCGCCATGGGCAATCAGTTTCGCGCGCATGTTGCGCGCGGTCGCGGCGTCAGCGCGTCTGACGTAAAAGCCAACTTTGGCGATGGGCGTATGTTCCTGGCGGACGAGCTTGTAAAACGCGGCATGGCAGACCGCGTTGCGACCATGGAACAGACGTTAAACCGCTTCGGCGCCTCCCTCAACGGAGCTAAGCCGCAGGCCAAGGCACAACAGAGTTTTGCCGCATATAAAGCAAAGTTGAATCTTTTGCAACAAGGGTTGTAAACTGCAGTCCTAGCCCTATTCCCGGCGGGGGTTTGATTTTCAATCGCTGGTTTTAATTTTCAGGAGTCAAACAAATGCCCACGCTGAAGCAGAACCTTGCGACCCGCGCAAGTCTTGTCGCGGAAATGCGCCAGATGATCGAAGCCGCCGAAACCGCCGGCCGCGATTTCAACGCCGAAGAGGCGACCACCTACGCCGACAAGGAAAAGGCGCTCAAGGAACTGAATGCGCGAATCGAGCGCCAGCAGTCCCTGCAGGCAACCGAAACCGCCAGCGCCGCCAGCATGGGCGCGGTTGGCAATCGCGGTCCGCCGGAAGATGACGACACGGTGCCGGCTCCGCGCGCCGCGCAGCGTTCGCAGGTTCGCCGCGTTGTGAAGGACGATTTTGTGGAGACGGAAGAAAACGCCGGCTTCCGCAGTGTCGGCGAGTTCTTCGCTTGCGTTGCCTATAATGGTCGCGAGGATTCGCGCCTGCAGCATCTGCACCGCGATTTCACTGCGAGTCAGGACATGCGCGCCGCGCTCGACGGTTCGCAGATGAACATGGGCAACGGTTCGCAGGGCGGTTTCATGGTGCCCAATCAGTTCCGTTCCGAACTGCTGGCCGTGCCGGCGCAGGGCGAGATTATCCGCCCGCGCGCCCGCGTGATTCCGGCCGGCAGCCCGCCGGATGCGGCTATCACTATGCCCGCGCTGGATCAGACCGGCGATGCGCCGGGCAATTCCTACGGCGGCGTCACCATGGCGTGGATCGGCGAAGGCGTGACCAAGCCGAAGACGCAGGCTGCGCTGCGACAGGTCACGCTGCAGCCCTGGGAAGTCGCTGGTAGCCTGGATATCACCGACAAGCTGCTGCGCAACTGGCAGGCGGCGGGTTCGGTGCTGACTACCCTTCTGCGCGGCGCGCTTTCGCAGGCCAAGGAATATGCCTACTACCGTGGCGACGGCGTAGCTAAGCCGCTCGGCGTCCTGTCGGCCAACGCGCGGATCAAGGTCAAGCGTAAGACCGCGAATCAGGTCAATTACGACGATCTTGTCGTAATGGTGTCGCGCTTCCTCCTGAGCGGCGGCGGTCGCCCGGCCTGGATTGCCAATCAGGCAATCCTGCCGTCCCTGCTGAAGATGACCGACCCGGAAGGGCACTACATCTTTCAGCCGTCTGCGCGTGAGGGCGTGCCTAGCACGCTGCTGGGCTACCCGATTGAGTGGAGCCAGAATGCCCCGGCGCTGGGCTCTGAGGGCGATATCGGCTTGTACGACCTGTCGTACTACCTCATCAAAGACGGCTCCGGCCCCTTTGTTGCGGCGTCCGAGCATGCCGCCTTCCGCGAAAATCAGACCGTGTTCAAGATTTTCGACAACACGGACGGCGAGCCCTGGCTCACGGAGCCCTTCAAGCAGAAGAACGGTTACACGGTTTCGCCGTTCGTTACGCTGGACGTGCCGGCCTAATCGCCAAGCAACAAACCCCCGGTTAACAGCCGGGGGATTTTCCAAACTTTCAGGAGTTGACAGAAATGAACCTCACCAACACCAACAACCTCGCCGATAGCGTCCGCGCGCTCGGTGGCACGGCTAACGCTTCGCTTTCGACGGCGCGAACCGGCGAGTATTTCGACGTGCGCGAGCTTGGCGCCAATGTGCTGACGGCGCTTGTTACCGCCGCCGCGCAGGTTTCCGGCTCCACCGTCACGCCGACGCTTGTGCAGGCAACCAGCAGCGGCGGCGCTGGCGTCAAAAATCTGAAGGTCGGCACGGCAGTTACCGTCGCTGACGACGGCGCCAGCCCGCCGGGTTCCCACTCGATTTCGGCGCAGGTTTCCGCGAACGTTTCGGAGATTGACCTTGCCGGCGGCTTCTACTTCGTCGCCGCCAAGGGCATTTCCTCGACGAACGTCGCCGGCTCCGTCACCCTCCTGGCGTCTTCGCAGCGTGGCGACGTAGTAGGCGACGGCGTTGCAGTCGGTCAAGACAACGTGCCTGTAACCTAAGCTGCAGGCGCGCAAATGCTCGCCGTTTGCATTGCGCCCGGCCCGTCCCTTGAGTCCACAGACTTAAGCGGATTGGCCGGGCGCTCTACGTTTACCATCGCAATAAACCATGCCTACCTTAAGGTAGAGCAGCCGGACGTTGTTTACGCCTGCGATGGCAGGTACTGGGATAAGTACCACGGACCGATAAAAGCCAAGCACCCCAATGCCGCCCTGTGGACACAGGACATGCTGCCGGGGGATATGTCGGCCGCGCTCCGCTACGGCCTGTTAAGGCTGCATAACATGGATAAGGGGGCTGCATACCTGCCGGGGCTCTGTCGTGTCCCTGGCGGCGTCCACGGTGGCGGCAATGGGGGCTATCAGGCGGTTAACCTCGCCTACCACCTGGGGGCTAAGAAAATATTGCTTGTCGGCTATGATATGGGCAACGCTGCGGATGGTAAGGCCCATTTCTTCGGGGAGTACGAAGGCCGGTTAGCGATGCCGCATCGCAATTTCGGTTTGTTTATCCGCAATTTTGAAACGATCAAGCCGGAAGAATACGGCATTGAAATAATCAACTGCACGCCGGGCAGTCGGCTAAAGTGCTTTCCGTTTTCCACGCTGGAAAGGGAATTAGAAAATGAATGCGTCCCTGTATAACCACTTTTCACTTCGCCGGATCGTTGAACCGCCGGTTGAGCCGGTTACGCTTGCGCAGGTTAAGGTCTACCTTCGCGTGCCTGAGTTTGACGACGCGGCGGAAGACGCGCGCCTAGAGTCGATGATTAAGGCTGTGCGCGAGTGGTGCGAGGAATACACGCTGCGCGCGTTTGTTGAGCAAACATGGCGGCTGAAGTTCAATTGCACGCCGCACAACTATCTCAAGATCCCGCGCCCGCCGCTCCTGGCTATCGACTCGATTAGCTATATCGACTGTGCAGGAGATACAAACGTCATCCCGTCTGACAGCTATGTCGTTAACTATGACGACGAGCCTGCTTTGATCGCGCGCACGACTGCGGCGGGTTGCTGGCCTAGCGCCAACATTCAGCCGGGTGCCTACACGTTCGTCTTTGTCGCCGGCTATGCCCCGACCGATACGAGCCCGCCGGACTACCGCGCCAACATTCCCGAACGCATCAAAAATGCCATTCTGATGTATTTGTATGAATGGTATTGGAACTGCGGCGGCAAGGATAACTGCGCCGTGCTTTGCGCTGCACCTGGGCCTGTCAAGAACATGCTTTCCAGCCTTCGCGTCTTTGGGGTGGCTTAACATGGCCTGCCGCGTATACAACCAGCGTTTCCAAATCAAGGAAGAGGACCGCCAGCCGGACGACATTGGCGGCTATCCCAATGCCTGGAAAGACGTTGCAGGGCTTAGCGGCTGGTGCAGCATTGAAGGCATCCGGGGCAAGGAAATTTTGCTTGGCGCCAAGCTGCAAAGCGAAGTCTCGCACAAGATTTACATTCCCTTTAATCCTTCAGCGCCGCGCATCCGCGCGGATATGTCGCTGGTTCATAATAACCGCTGGTTCAACATTCGCTATGCGATCGTTATCAAAGAACGCAACCAAGAATGGGAACTCTTGGCCGATGAAGGCGTAGCGCCCTAATGCGCATCGACACGTCAGTTGACGCACAAAACCTGTGGAGACGCTTTAACAAGCTGAACCTTGCTGCGCAGACGAAGGGTAAAGAAGTCGTTTACGAATTCACAGTCAAGACGCACAGCTATATTCGCAAAGCCATTTCAACGCCGGTTGGCACGACCTACGGCGATAAGAAGCTGGACGCGGCAATTCGTCGTGGCAAGGCTTCAGGCTTGGGCGCTGGCCGTAAGCAACGTTCTGCACCTGGACAGCCTCCGCGCCGCGAGACTGGCCGCTACATGCGCAGTGTCGGGTTGCGGTTTTCACCTAAAGGGTGGGTTGGTACGGTAAGCACGACGGCAAGCGCCGTTGATAAGAAGGGCAGGCGCTATCCTTGGATGCTGGAAAGCGGTTCCAAGCATTACGCCAAGCGCCCGGCGTTCAAACGCGCACAGCGAGCCATGCGAGGGGCATACATTCGCAAGTTTGTTGCTGTGATTCGGGAAGAGGTTAAACGGAGCATTTACAGATGAGCGATGCAATCGAAGCCGGCGAACAACTGCAAGCGGCTGTGCTGGAAATTCTGCAAGTTGCTTTTGCGCTGCTGGCGTCTGAAAGCCCGCCTCCGCTTGGCTCTAGTGTCAAGTTCTACGACCATGTTCCGCAGTACGATGAAACGCGGCCGAACAGTCAATATCCCTACGGCGGTATCGGGGAAATTGATTATCAGGATTGGGGAACCAAGACTGAACCGGGCCAGCAGTTTGAAGGTGACATTGAGCTTTATTCTCGCTATCGCGGGCGCAAGGAACTGCTGGCCATTCGGCGCGTTTGTTACGCGGTGCTTCATGAGAAAAACATAACGCTAGGCCCTGGCCTGCATTGCGTTCTGTTTCGAGTAGAACGGGCCAGCACTGAGCGTATGCAGGACGGGGCGACTTACCGCAGCGTCATGCGGTATTCCGCTCTTGTTGAAAACGTGGCTTCAGGGTGATTTTTCAAGATTCGCGCCAGATGTTAAGGTATAGGCGCTAAAAGCCGGCGGATGCGCCGTTTTGTATTTCCACAGGAGTTAGAGAAATGACCAAGTACGCAGGCAAAGAATTGCTGCTTAAGCGCGGCAATGGCGCATCGCCGGAAGTGTTCACCACCATTGGCGGTCAGCGCACAACCGGCTTCACCATCGGCAACGAAGAGATTGACGTTACCGACAAGGACGACAGCCGCTGGAAGAAGCTTATCGAGGGTGGCGTACGCAACATGTCGCTTTCTTGCTCCGGCATCGTCAACGACAGCGCCGCGCAGAAGGCGCTGATGCAAGCGTCTGTCGATGGCACCATCGGCAACTATCAAATCATCTTTGCCGATGGCCAGACCTTCACAGGCCCGTTCCTCGTCTCTTCGTTCGGTGCTACCGGCGAGTACACGGACGCGCAGCAGTTTGAGCTGACGCTCAACAGCGCCGGTGACATTGCTTATGACAGCACGCCGTAAGCCATGAGCAATTCATTGCGGTCAGCGGTTGACGTGACTGTCTGCGGTCGGCCGGCGCAAATCCGGCCGACCTTCCTTGCCCTGGATCGGATCGAGCATCGGCTAGGGTTCGGCATTCCCGAGCTTCTATCCCGGCTCAATGCCGGCGATATCCGGCTCGGGCAACTGGCAGTGTGCGTTCAGGAGGGGTTGCGCGGCGCCGGCTTCAGCGGCGCTAACGGCAAGGGCGACTTTGCCAGCTACGAAGAAATTGGCGAGGACGTTTGCGAAAACTTCAGCAGGTATGTTGACGCAATCGCTAAATTCTGTGGCGATGCCCTGGGCAAAGGTACAGACCTGGGAAAAGACTTAGCGCCGCCCCCCGCCCCCTGAAGGTTTCGACAATCGCGGATTATTTCCAGACGGCGACCGGCTTCCTAGGCTTGTCGCCGTCTGAGTTTTGGAATATGACGCCGGTAGAGTTGATAGCCCTGATTTTCGGTAAGATGAGGGCACAGCCTAACTATGTTGAACCGATGACGCTTGGCGAGTTTGAGGAATTAAAACGGCGCTTCCCAGACAAGCTTTAAAGGTAACAAATGGCAAACGAAGACCTAATTGTTAAGATCAAAGCGGATATCAAATCGCTTCAGGCTGGTTTGCGTCAGGCGGTGCGCGAATCCAACAAAGCCGGTCAAGCCATGGGCGAAGGCATTTCGAAAGGGCCGATCAAGGCCCTGGATGAAATGAAGGGTAAGTTTTCGAAGTTTGACGCCATCACCCGTTTGCCAACTTTTCTCGGCGGCTTGGCTGCAGTCCAAGCCGCTCGCGCTCTTGTCGATGTGTCTTTGCAGTATGAGCGTGTAGAAAACACGCTTAAGGCGGTCACAGGTAGTGCATCCGACGCTGCTGATGAATTGGCATTCTTGGTTAAGGAAGCGGATCGTCTAGGCGTTTCGATTGCCGGCAGCGCGCAAAGCTACGCGCAGTTTCTGGCAGCGGTAAAAGGAACAAAGCTTGAAGGCGAGCCCGCGCGGCAAATCTTTTTGTCGATTCTTGAGGCGTCCGGCAAGCTCGGTTTGAGTGTTGAGAAAACCGAAAAAGCACTACTCGCTCTGAATCAAATGATGAGCAAGGGCACCATTCAAGCCGAAGAATTGAAGGGCCAGCTAGGCGACGCTCTGCCTATCGCAATGCAGGTTATGTCCCGCGCCGCAGGTGTCACCACTGCGGAGCTTATGGACATGATGAAGGAAGGGCAGCTTATCAGCGATGAAATGCTACCCAAGTTTGCCGAAGAATTGCGAAAGACGCTTGGCACCGATGCGACTAGCCGCATTGATACAAACGCGGCGAGCTTCGCGCGCCTGCGCAATGAAATTGGCCTGTTGGCTAAGGAAGTCGGCGGACCGCTGACGGATGCGCTTGCAAATGCTGCAGAAGGTTGGAGCCGGCTGTTTAAGCACTTCCGTCAAACGAGTGAAATGGACGCCGTAAAAACAGACCTTGTTGATTTGCGTAGCGAGGTTGTCCGGTGGCAAAACATTGTTGATACAAAAAGCTCATATGGCGATGCTGCTATTTTTGAGCGCAAGCAATTGCAGGATTTGCAGGAAGAATTTGTTAGTGCCACTCGGGCGCGCGATAAGTTTATTCAAGGTATGACGCAGGGCATTATGGGCCAGTTCATGCCCAAGCCTATTGCCGGGGCTGATGTACAAATCCCGCGCCGCGAAAATGCGCCGGACGTTGAAGAGCTTAAGAAGCAGGAAAAGGAAGCGGAAGCGGCCGCTAAGCGCGCTGCTGAGCGGGCCAAGGCCCTGACTGACGCCAAGACGAAGCAAACGCAGGACGCAATCAGGCTGGCGCGCGAAGGCGTCATGTCTGAAATTGATCTTGAAGAATACAAGTATGAAATGCAGCGCCAGATTATTGAGCGCGCAGATACCAGTTTGTTTAAAAGCTCTGCTGAAAAAGCAAAGCTGTTGGAAGAAATGGCACAGACGCACGCCTATAAAGTCGCGGACATTGAAATAAAGGCTGCAAAGCAGGCGGAAGAAAACCGCCTTGACGCTGTTTCGAAAGTAGAGCGCGCCCGCGAAGAGTACGCGGAGCTTGAAGAAATGCTGTTGACGCATGAAGAATCCGCTTTGTTGGCTGAAGAGGCTTCTTACCGCATGCGCCTGGACGCTTTGGCGCGTTACAGCGAACAGGCAGTTTTGTTAGAAGGTGAGTACGCGGCTATCCGGGAGCAGTTGGAGCTTGACCACTTCAGGAAGCTAAACGATATCCGTGCCAACGAGCTAACCAGCGGCTTTAACATGCTCGGGATGATTAAAGACAAGGAAAAGCGCCTGATCGCGGACCGGGCGGCTAGCACTATCGCCACCATGGCGACTTACAGCCGCAAAGCTTTTGAAATTAACAAAGGTATTAATATCGCGCAGGCGACAATCGACACTTACAAAGCCGTCCAGAAAGCGCGCGCCGAAGGCGGGCCTTTCCTGGGTCCGATCCTGGCTGGTATCGAGCTTGCCGCCGGCATTGCGAATATCGCGGCTATCAAAAAGACAACCTTTGGCGGCGGTGGCGCTTCCGGCTCTGTTGCCGGCGCTGCAAATCCGAACAACACGACACAGCCGCAGGGCGGCGGCGGTGGCGGTACGCCTCAAATCCTGCTATCGCTGGCTCCTGGCCGCTACAGTGACGAACAGGTGCGCGATTTGATCGCACAAATTAACGAAGCCTATGCAGATGGGGCGAGGGTCCGCTAATGCCTTTCATTCCTTATACTCCGCAGTCCGCTATCGGCATGGATAACGTTTTGATTGCTAGCGGCGCCGTGCTTACGGCGTCTAGCGAACAGGACGGCTATGAAGTTGAGAATATCGCGGACGGTTTCACTTACGATTTCTGGCGCCCGGACGGAGGCGACGGAACGCCGCACGTTCAGGTACAACTGTCATCCCCGCTACCTGTGGACTACTTCGCCATTGCCGGGCACAACCTGGGCAGCATCGGCGGAACCGCGCGCCTGCAGGGCAGCGACGACGGCGTAAGCTGGACAAACCTTATCGGCGTGCAGTCCCCGACGAATGACGGCCCCATCCTGTGGCAACTGGCTGTTACCGCGACCCACGATTTTTATAGGCTGTTGGTCACAGGTGCAGGCGCTTCAATCGGGGTGTTGAATGTCGGCGCTCTTACGCTGCTACCGGAAGGTATGTATGTAGGCGTCAAGATTCCGAAGTACAACCGCGCACCCGGCATTATGAACAACAAGAGCGCCGGGGGTCAGTTTCTTGGCCGCAGCCGCATGCAACAGGGCGCAGCGCCGTTTGAGATTTCGCAGGACTATGTTTCCCCTACTTGGGTGGATACGGTTTGGCAGCCGCTTAGCCTGTTGATGGAAATGCGCCCTTTCTTTTTCTCCTGGCGCAAGGATAGCCGGCCGGCTGACGTTGCTTACTGCTGGACGGAAGAGGCAGCAACCCAAGAGATTCCGAACCATACCTATTTCAAGATCGGCGCTACGTTTGTGGCGCAAGTCTACGAACCGCGTAACGGAGCGAGCGGCGCATGAGCTACGCAACGGAAAAGATCAAAGCAGGACGCCGGCCGCTTACGGTTGTGGAGTTGTATCTTGACTATTGCCAGCTTGTGTACGGCGTTTCGCCCTGTACCGCTGCGGTAGGCGTCACCGGCTCGCGCAAATGCTTCAACACGGCAGCAACCTGCCAAGACTTTCCGAACTACGATCCGGCGGCTAAGGTTTATCGCTTCTGCACGCCGTTGACGGTTTACCCGGAAAACCTTAACGCGATCCCCTCGCTTAAAAACGAACAGTTCGCGCCGACAAAAATCGAAGTTGAAGGCGGCATTGGTCAGCGCGAAAGCGTCACTGTTACCTTTCAAGATCATTCCTATCATGATCGCGGAGTGGATAAGTATTGGCGCGAGCGCAGCACAAGCTCTATTGGCGTGTTGTCCGTCGATGGGGCGGACGGCGTTTTGTCTGTTGACGGCGCCGACGAAGTTTTGCAGGTAAACAGTTCTGCCGCCGATATCCTGCCGTCCGGTGAAAATCTACCGGGCACTTACTGGGGCAGGCTTAAGGCTCGTAATCCCTACTATGTTGGCCGCGAGCTTAAGATTTTAACTGGCTATGTCGAAACTGGCGTTGCTTTCGATCCGGCCAACTTCGTTGTTAAAACCTACCTGATTGAATCTATCTCCGGGCCTACGCTTAACGGAACAGTGACGGTCAAGGCTAAGGATGCCTTACGGCTGGCGGACGATAAGCGCTCACAGGCGCCGCGTTTGAGCACCGGCCGTCTACAGGCTGGCATTGATGAAAACGACACGACCTTAACGCTTGTGCCGGCCGGTGTTGGCGATCTTGAGTACCCGGCGACAGGCTTTGTTCGCCTTGGCTCTGAGATTATGAGCTTTACGCGTGTTGGTGACGCTATGACGGTAGTCAGGGCGCAGCGCGGAACCGACGCCGACGAACAGGATGCAAACGACCTTGTTCAGCTATGCCTAGTTTACGCGGCTGAAACCGTAGACACGATTTGCAACGATCTTATTGTTAACTACACGCCGATAAGCTCTAGCTATATTCCGCTCGCCGCCTGGGCCACGGAAGTTGCAACCTATCTGACGCGCACCTATTCCACGCTGATTAGCGAGCCGACTTCTGTATTGGAGTTGCTGCAGGAGGTTTGCCAGTCGGCCGGCTTCAGCCTGTTCTGGGATGCGCGATCTTCGGAAATTGTCATGCGCGCATTGCGCGCTCCGTCTTCCGATTTTGTGCTGACTGATAGCGCCAACTTCCTTGACGGCCGGATTGGCGTTGAGGAAAAGCCGGACCTTCGCGTTTCCCAAGGCATGGTGTTTAGCAACTTGGTTAACTTCGTTGAGTACAGCGACGATCCCAAGCGGTTCCGTCAGTCGGCTGTTTATGCGGACATTGATCTTGAAGGCCCGTTTAAGTTTGGCCAGCCGTCGATTAAGCGCATCTTCAGCCGCTGGATTGCAAGCCGCGTTGTTGGCGAAGAGCGAGCGCAGCAGATTGCAACGCTGTTCGGAGAAACCCCGCGCGAGCTTACTTTCAGCCTGGACGCCAAAGACTCCAACCTGTGGACAGGCGATACATTTCTGTTTCAAACGCGGCTTGTGCAGGACGATATCGGCGGCTATCCAATCCTGGCCGCGCAGATTACGGAAGCGACTGAAGCCGAAAGCGGGCATAAGTTTGATTACAAGGCGCAGTCGTTTAGCGTCACTCCGATTCCGCCGGTTGGGGATGTAATCACGATTTCGGTCAATACAAACGATGTTGATTTGTTGGCTTTGTACACGGCTGTTCGCGGTGCCCCGCCGACTGCAACAACGGTTGTTACTTTCGTTATCGAGCCCGGCGTAATCGTTGGCCAAGATGCGCAGGCGACAGGCGCCATGCGGGTTAACGTTTGGCCTATCGGCGCAATAATCAGCCTGGAAAATAACGGCCGTGTTCAAGGTAAGGGCGGCATGGGCGCTACGGTTATAACCCCGCCGCCTCCTGCCTCACCCGGTGGCGTGTACGCATCCGGTGAAAATGGCGGAACCGCTTTGTTTGTTGAGAATGCAATCAACATTTCTAACTTCGGTGAGATTTGGGGCGGCGGCGGTGGTGGCGGCGGTCGCTATGTGTACAGCGTTGGCGTTGCGCAGTTTATTGCCGGCGGTGGCGGTGCAGGTACTCTTCCGGGTGAAGGCGGAACCGGATTTAGCCCGGTGCTGCCGGCCGGACAGGCAGACGGTGAAGACGGCACATCAACGGCAGGCGGTGACGGTGGTAATTTGAATACCGAAGGTAAGGAAGGCGGAGGCCCCGGCCTTCCTGGCGACCCGGGCTTAGCTCCGGGCAGTCCTGGCGCGTATGCTCCTGGCGCTGCAGGGTACTACGTTGTTGGCAATTCGCTGGTTAACTGGTTGACCACAGGTGACGACCGACGCGGGCTTGTCTCATGAGCAAATATCAAGGCTTGTTCTTTCTGCTTAAGATCAAAACTGATAATGCGGGTTTTGTTACTTTGGCTGGACAGAAAGACGGCTCTAATGTTCGCGGCGTTGATTGGATTGACGTTACCGACAAAGACGGCTCGCGCTGGCGCAAGTTGATTGCCGGCGGCGTGCAAACCGTTGAGGTTGATTGCGCAGGTTATTTGCAGAACGTTGCCTCCCATAGCTTGCTGTTGGCTTTGGCTCATACCGGGCAAATCCATACCTTTCAACTGGTTTTTGCCGACGACGTTATAATCCAGCACGATTTTCTAGTAAGGTCGGTTAGCGGAAGCGGCGATTATCAGGAAGCGCAGAACTACGAGCTTAGCTTGACGGGTGCGAGTGACCCGGCGCTAGGCGGGCTGCAATTGGTTGAAGGCGGTGCGTTTCTATTGCTGGTTGAGGGCGGGGCGCCTTTGTTGCTTACTGAGGATTAAACGATGGCTGGCGAGATTGCTAAAAGCGGCAGAGAGTTAAATGCAAACGCAACGCCGGCTGAAACCAGCGTTGCCGCCCTGTGGCCAGCAGCCGAAGGAACGGAGCCGGAAAAAACCACAGTTGAGCAACTTCGGGCTTTGTTTGTTGCGGCTGAAGCCGCAGCGCGAGCGGCTGCGGATACCGCGCTCGCCAATGCAATAACCGCTCTGACTACAGTGGTCGGAACTAAAGCTCACAAGGTTGATATTCAGGAGTTCCCGGCTTCTGGCAATTGGAATAAACCCGCGTGGTGTACTGGTGCGGAGCTTGCTGAGGTATTGTTATGGGCTGCCGGTGGTGGTGGTGGTTCCGGTGCTAAGCGCTCTACAGCCTCTTGTGGCGGTGCCGGTGGTGGTGGTGGTGGTTTCCGCCGAATCTTTTTTAAAGTATCGGACCTTACAGACGTTGTTGCAGTCGGCATCGGCCTGGGCGGAACCGGCGGAACGGCAGTTACGGTTGTAGGTTCGAATGGGATCACAGGTAGCGCAGGTGGCGATAGTACATTCGGCGCTTACGTCACTGCCTACGGCGGCGGTCCTGGCGGCGGCGGTACTTCGTCTAACGCCATGGGCGGCGGCGGTGGTGGCGGTGGCTTGAGCGCTGGCGGCTCCGGTGCTGTAGCTGCAGGCGCTGGCGGAACCCTTGGCGGTGGCGCGGGTAAGCTTGGTAGCGGTACAGCCCCTGCGGATGCGCTTAACGAGGTTGGTGGCGGTGGCGGTGGCGCTACCACCGCTAACGCGGTAGGCGTGGCCGGCAGCTATGCCATGCGCGGAGGCCCTGGCGGCGGTTCTGGCGCAGGCGCGACCAACGCCAATGCTGGCGCTCCTGGCACCCCTTCTTTGCTCGCTACAGCGGTCCCTACAGCCGGTGCAGCTAGCGTAGGCGGTGCCCAAGCCGGCGACGGTGCAAACGGCGTTACGCCTTCGGGATGGGGCGCGGGTTCGTCCGGTGCCGGTGGCGGCTCCTGCCCCACTACCCCGGCAAACGGCCGCGCAGGCAATGGCGGTAACGGTGGTCGCGCAGCCGGTGGCGGTGGCGGTGGCCAGAATGCCAACACTACCGGCGTCATGCCCAGCGGAACGGGCGGTAACGGTGGTGACGGCTTCTGTGTTGTAATTGTGCATGCATAAAAGGGCGAACCCATGGCACTGACTCCCATTGTTGTATCGGCGCTGGCATCTTTTGCTAGCATCCTCGCAACCGATGAAATGCTTGTTTCGCGCGACGGCTCCGAAGTCCGCCGCGTTACGGTAGCGACCGTCTTTACCAGCCCGGCGCTACTAGGCACGCCTACCGCGCCGACGCCAACGGCTGGCGATAGCTCTACCAAAATTGCGACTACCGCTTTTGTATCAAACGCGGTCGGTACGGCTATTGGGGGTCTGACGACAGACGACATTGAGGACGTTAGCGGCTTGGCTACTGCAAGCCCGCCGACGCTTACAAGCGCGCTGCTTTATCTGATTGGCTCGCCAACCTTCACAGGTAATGTGACCGTCCAAGGCAACTTGACGGTTAATGGCACGCTTACCAGTGTCGATACAGATAACCTGCAGGTTGAAGATTCGCTAATCAAGCTGGCGCGAAGCAACGTCGTCAACACGCTGGATATTGGCTTCTATGGTCAATACCAGCCGGCGGCAACCCCGCTGTTTGCTGGTCTAGACCTTGACTGCGGTGACGGCAAGTTCTACCTGTGGAAAGACCTTCAAGTAGAGCCGACAACCACTGTTGACCGCGCCGGCACTGGATACACTGCGGCAACTTTGGTTGTTAACTCTGTTGAACACAGCAGCGGTTCAAAGTCTGCCCCGTCGATTACGTTTAGCGGCGATACTGATCTTGGTTTTTATCGCGTAAGCGCTAACTCAATTGGTTTGAGTGTTGGCAATGCCGATGCTTGGCGCGTTGATAGTTCACAGCGGCATATTTTTGCCAGCGATGGCGGCTTTAATGCGGGTCTGGCGGCAGCGGTTGCTTTGGGCGGTAACGGCAGCCGAATTCACATTTTCGACTTTGCCAGCGGTGCAAACCACTTGCATATGTTTGAGTACGCGAACGGTGCAGGCGGCGTTAACTTCTATGGCGCTAAAACCAGGTCAACCACAGTTGGCACGTTTGCGACAGTCAACAACAGCGACAACATTTTTCGTTTCGGTGGTTACGGTGACGACGGCGCAGCGTTCCGCGAAGTTGGCCGTATTCAGCTTGGCGTTCATGCTGCGCCGTCAAGTGGCATTGTTCCTGGCCGGTGGGATATCTCTGTCGCTCGCGCATCGGATGGCGCCATTACCCAAAGCCTGCGCGTCAGTGAGCGCGTGATTGTTGGCACGACCACAACCGACAATGGCACGGATCAATTCCAAGTCAACGGCGGCATGTCGGTATCCAGCGGCAACGTCTACAAGGTCAACGCGGTGCAAGTCGTCAAGGCGCGCATTACCGGATGGGCGGTGGCCACAGGTACGCCCACGCGAACCACTTTCGACACGACGACCGTAACGCTTCCGCAGCTTGCGGAGCGCGTCAAGGCTCTGATTGACGATTTGCACGGAACCGCCGGCCATGGCTTAATTGGGACTTAACCGCAGTACAACTAGTGAGGGATTAAACATGAAGGTCAACTTTTGCGCTGTTGTTGTGGACTATCGCGGCGAGCCGATCCAAACCAAGGATTCGGAGAAAAGCGAGCCCCGCGAAATGCTCATGAAGGATGCAGCTTGTCAGGCGCTTGTGGCGCATCTGCCCGGCGAAGATGCGACCCCGCAGCTTCAGTTGCGCAAGTTCCAGCTTTCCAAAACCATTTGGAAGTCCGGCGGCGTAATCAATATCAGCACCGAAGATGTTGCGCTTATCAAGAACGTCGTCAGCAAGGCGTTTGCTCCGGCGGTTGCCGGCAGCTTCTGCGATCAAATCGAAAACGGTTGCGAACAGGAAGGGCCTAGCGATGCCTAAGCTCGACGCGGTAAGCATTGCCCGACTTACCGGCGTTGACCCCGATACCGTCCGCGTTGTTGTGCGCGCTGCTGAACTCACGGCGCAGCCGTTCAAGGTCTTGGAAGGCGTGCGCAGCAAGGCGCGTCAGATTCAGCTTTACGGACAGGGGCGGACTCAGGCAGAACTGAAAGCCAAAGGCGTTGACCCGGTTTATGCAAAGCCGGAAATGCCTAAAGTAACTTGGACGCTGAATAGCAACCACTTTGTTAGGGCAGACGGTTATGGCTACGCCGTTGACCTTGTGCCCTACCCTGTGGACTGGAACACGCCGTCCAAGTTTGATGCCATCGCAAAAGCTATGTTCGCCGCTGGCGCAGAACTTGGCGTTGAAATTCGGTGGGGTGCTGACTGGGATCAAGACGGCAAGCCGCGCGAGCGCGGAGAGTCTGATTCGCCGCACTTCGAGCGCGTCAAAAAAATAAACGGAGCTTAAGCCGTGAACGAACACGACGTTTTAACTGGCATGAGCTACGCCGGTCTTGGAGCAATCGTTATTGCAACGATTGCTTTCTTTGTTGTGCAATGGATGAAGATCAAGCTCGATCAGATGAAGAAGGAAGCCGCCAGCGAAGGCTCTTTCACTTCCGTCATGACCGATACGGTTGCAGCGGTGCGCTCATCCTATGAAGGCGTTACGGTAGAACTGCGCAACGCCTTGCACCATGCCAACGAACGCGGCGACAAGCTGCAGGAGCAACTGTTTACGACCATCTCAAACTTCAACGAAGCAACCTTGCGCGGGCAGGCGCAGACGCGCGAGGACATAGCCAAGATTAAAGAAGAGGGCGACCGAGCTAATATCCGCATTCACAAGCGCATGGATGAATGCGAGCAACGCGACAAGGTTTGCCAAGAGCGCCTTATCCGGCTGGAAGGCTTTGAAGAAATGGTTAAAGTCCTGGCGGATAAACAGCCGACTAACATCACCCTGCAGACTGGTAAGGTTACGCAAGCGGCCCCGCTGGACCTTAGCCAAACCCACGGACACGGACAATGATTGCCCAAGCTCTGCTTACCCGTATCCTGGCCTATACCCTGGCGGCTGCCGTCCTGGCCTGCGGCGGGCTCACCCTGTGGGCAAAGGCGCAGGGCCTACGGGCAGACCTGGCTACGGAGCGGGCAGATTCGGCCGTTAAGGACGCGCAGGAGCTACGCGAAGCTAACGGCAAGCTATCTGCTACCCTGGAAGTGCAAACGGACCTAGAGCGGCAGCGTTATAGGCAATATCAGGCTTTGAGGAAAGACTATGAAAAGCGGAATTCTAGGATTGCCGGGGCCAGCGATGACGGCTGCCTCGATAGGCTTGTTCCTGTCAGCTTGCGCGAGCAACCCGCCGACGCCAGCGCAGAGAGTGCCCCCATCCCTTGACGCGCGAGTAGAGCCCGCGCAGGAATTGCCGGAGAGCTACCGCAACAAGCTTAAACACAGGGAGGCCCTACGCGAATGGGGCCTGCAGTGCGAAGCCGATAAAGCGACGGCTCGGGAAGAAATAGAGAAAAACAAAGCCCCTTAATTGGGGCTTTTAAATTTGTCGCTCTGAAAAAGTTTTTCAAATTTAACGCGGTTGTTTTTGTACAGAGCCAAGCCTTCTGACAAACAACTCGGTTCCATGTCCATGATGCGCGCGGCATCGCATACCCGCATCCGCGAGCGCGGCCGGGATACTGAAGTCAACGTTTCGCAGACGGTGAATCAGGCCCAAGCGCAGGCGCAGCAGCAGCAGCAGGTCGGTGCGCTGGTGGTCGGTTTTAATCGACTGCTGGACCGCTTCGACACGCTGCAGAACCTGCACTCTGTGCAGAAGTCGGTTGTCATTGGCAGTGGTTCCGCCAAGAACGACGCCGACAACACAAACAACCGCGTCTAACGCGGCTGCAGTGGTAGAGCCCCGGTTCGCCGGGGCTTTTTTTTATTCGTGCAGGCCGTTGCCTTCGATATCTTCAAAGAAAGCCTCAATCTTGTTGTTGAGAGCCTCCCACTTTTCCGACTCTCCGCCCCAGAACGTATGAAGCATTGAGTTAAGTTCTCCCTTGGCTCTGCACCATGCCATCATGCGGTGCATATGCTTAAGGTCATTCGGCTCGGTGCGCTCCGGCATTTGTAGCAGCATGTTTGTTACTCCTGGGTTTGGTAGGCTTTGCGGAAACCGGCCATTGTGATTGCGCCGACAAGGCGAAACATTTTAGCCGCGTCGGTTTGGTTGCTGTTGTCATACATAACGCGCGGTGTCTCCACAGGTGCGGGGCGGTTCGCCTCTGCCGGGTAGAAGCGCGCAGCGGCGTCATTGAAGTCAATGCAAGCCATGTAGCCGCGCGAGCCGGGGCGCAGCACGCCCATAGAGCCGTGTTTGCTCCACGGATCAAGATTGCCCCAACCGCCGGCCGTTACCTTCTGCCAGTACAGATAGCCGCGTGGGAGGCCCTTACGCGGACCGCGCGAGTAGGTGCCAAACTTGGCAAGGATTTCGTCAGCCTGGGCACCGAACTTGCGGCGGAACAGTTCCAGACCGAAGGGCGACGACAGCGCAGCGGACATGGGGTTCCACTGAGCCCGGCGGCTGATGTTCTTTTCAAACCCGTTCATTTCCTTAACTCCGGTTTGTTTGCTTCCTTGGGACACAAGTATAGGGCCGGATACTAACTAAGCAACAAATGGTTTTTAATCGTTTGTTCGTTTTAGATAGGAAAATATAATTGGCAAAAAGAAAGCCCCTGGGTCAGCAGGGGCTTTCTAGGCGGCAGGTTGGCTGTTTAGGTTTCACTTGCGCATGATACTTTCCCCTTCAGGTTAAGTTAGCTTGCTAAGGATTGCCCAAGCCTGGCGGCTACTTCAGGTACAACGCTAATCGGTTTTGTTTGTTCCGTCAAGCGGCGGCAAAAGCCAGTCGTGCTTAACCTGCCATGGCCTGGGCTCGCCATGGAAACAAACAATGCGAGTCTGCGGCCCCGGTGCTGCACCCTGTGGCAACAAGTCAAGCTTGTAGCTGCAGATTTGATTAGGGAATTTATCCTGCAGGATGTCCCATCCGCCGTGTTCCTTGGCGCAGTGCTGGATAAACCCCTGGTCGCCCCACTTGGCCGGCGTAACGCATTCCGCCATATGTTTCTGAGGGTTGCGCATGAACTCTTGGTACAAATGCAGTTGTTCGGTTTCCCAAGCCATGCCGCCGGAGCCGATGCGGTGCGATTCCTTGGCACTGAGGTTGCGCAGTACGGCAAGCCGTTTGTATTGCTTGGGTCGCAGCATATGCCGGATATCGCCAACCAGCGCGGTATCCAAGTCAAGGTAAAACGCTGCGCCGAAGGCGGCGAACAATTCGAGCTTTGACCACCAACCCGGCAAGTCGTCCTGCAGCTTCAGCGTCGTAACGCCTGCAACCTCAACGTCCGACAGGCAATAAAAGCTTTGTTCGTAACCGGCATGAAGCCGCACTTGATCCCGGAGCCAACGCACGTTGTCAGGTCCATACTCAACGTGCATATTCCGGTTTTTCCAACCGCCGGATTTAAGAACGCAAACGATAGGGAGCATTTGTTATTTCCAGTTCTCTTTAACCCAAGGTTTGTTAGACGTTGACGGGTCGCGCTTGCCGCTGAAGAACACAAGCCGCGCATTACCCGGCAGACTCTGTTCACATTGGCGAGCTTCATATACGCCGTCGTCAATCGTGAAGCGCGGCGCGATCTTGCCTAGCTCATTGCGGATATAAGCCTGATCGGTGCCGATGCAGACGCCTTGCTTCCTGGCAGCTTCAAGCCGCTGCAGCGCGTATTCCGGGTTCTTGTCGAATGAGTCCCACAGCCAATGAGAGGCGTACGGGTTACACATCATAAGAGAGCCGTTATAAAACTGATCCGGCGCCGCATCCTGTTTGATGGGATTGTAGGCGTTGAAAATCATTGGCTCATCCCGATCAAACAAACTGGTTATGTCTTTCAGGATAACGCAGTCCAAGTCGATACTAACCCGGCGAGCGCCTAGCATCTGTTCCGCGTCGTTGCTAAAGAACCATAGGCGCCGATAGCAGCCGCCAAGCTCCGCGTACTTAGTAGGCGCGCTAGCAACGCATAGCCCCGGTGTCTTGGCGACAAGCCCGCGCCAGTCAAAATCCCACTGATCCGTAAAGCAGACAAGCCGATAAGGCGCGTGATAATGCCGCCGCAGCATGTTGGACAGGGCGATGACGTGCCAAGGCGTGTACCGCACCGCAGACGGCAGCTTATAGCCGGTGCCGGGCGGATTCCAAAGCCAGCAGACGAAAGTTAGCATTGGACAACCATCCTGTTGAACTTCTTATAAGAAAAGTTCTCAGCTAGTACAGCGGTCGGGTACATTTCGAGCAACTTGGTAAGCGATCCTTGACTCTTGCGCATGTCGCAAATCAGCACCCCGCCCGGCCTAACCTGTGGCCAATAGCTATCAATGCTGAAGTGAAAGCCCCAAGCCAGCAGGCTGATAACCACGTCAAAGCGCTTGCTCGGGATTTCGGTTTTCTCTGTATCAACACAGGTGACTTGTTCAAGGTCAACGTAGTTGTTTTCCAGTAGCTTGAGCGCGAGCGGGAAACTGTTGTATGCGCTCGCATCCTGGCCGGCGTCCGTGTAGCCATAGCGTAGCTTGTCCTTCGGCGTCACGATATCGCGGTCGGCAAGGTAGAGACGTGGACCGTAGGCCCATGGCTTCGTCCGCTGCCGGTCATAGTGCCGATACAGCTTGGCGCTGATGCCAGCCATGCCGGAGCCGATATCGAGAATGTCCGTAGCTTCGGCCGGCAAGAACGGCTTGATTTGTTCGTAAGCCGTTTCAATGTCCTGCGCGTAGGTGTCGGCGCTACCGTCCGTGCGCTGCAGGCGCAGCAGTTCCATACACTCCTGGGGAACCTTAATCATTGCGCTCATTCTCCAACTTAAGCAGTTCGCGGATTAGAACATGGCGTTCTTGAATGCAAACGCGGATGCCCAAACGGCAAAGGCGCTCCGTATCGTCGAGTTCGCGCATGCGATCTTTTATGCAGCGAATGCCCCACAAGCGCCAAAGATTTTTAATCGTTTTCAAGATCATCTCCAAAGTCTTTTAGTCGTGCTTCGTCAATACGGTTTTGCATCTTTGAATCTTCAGCGTGTCGCGCAACAGCGGCGATCTTCTTAAAATCTGCCGGCGACAGGAACACGCGGAAGTGTCCACAGGCTAGCCGCACTTCCTGGCCGCTGTTGATTTCCTCGATTGTAGCAACAACCTGCATTTCCGCGTCTTCATGGTGCAGTAGGGTTTCCGGCGGGTTGTTGCTGCGCTTGGCGAGCTTAAGGATTTTCATAGGTAAAGATTCCTTTACGTGCGATGCCGATTAAGGCGCCTTTCGGGGAAGCTGTGCAATCCAAAACCTGCACCCCTGAGTTATCGCCGGTAAGGCTTTCACGCTTGGCGCTTTGTATTGCAGCGTCTAGCGTCTTGTGGTCTACAGCCATGATGCCCCAACGCGGTAAAATTTCCTTGCTGTAGAACATTGCTTAATCCTTTAGCTGAATGCGTTGTGCCTCTTCCACCAGCGATGCCAGCATGCCGGCTCCGATCTCGCCCGCCTTGGCGTTAAGCCGGGCCACGCGGGCAACCAGCTTTAGAGCCGCTTCGTTCTCCTGGCGCAAGCGCAGGATTTCGTCAGTCATGACCTTAGCGCGGGATTCGCCAAGTGCAGTTGCCGGCAGCTTGCCGTTGTTAAAGTCATCCTGAATCCAATTTGTATCTTGGATATACCCTTCAAAAGCGCGTGCAGTAGTCATCAGCTCTTGTATCTTTTCGCGGACCTGATGCACAGTCCCGCCCTGCCAGCCGCAGGCTTCGCAAAGCTCTTTCAGCGGGCCGAAGGTTTCAAGCTGTGCAACGCGCTCCCGCAGTTGCTCAACGTTCATAAGTAGCATGTTCATTAGCGAGCCTCCTGCGCGATGCGGAAGGCTTCGGCGCTGGCAGGATTAGCCCCTACTACATTCATTCGTACAATCGTGTCGCCGCAGCGCGGATGGCACTTGGCGAAAGCCTCCTGCAAAGAGCGGGTTTCTTTCCAGATGTAACCATAGCGCCCTAGGACAATAAAGCGGTTCATTAGACGCCCCTTAGATAATCTGAACTGGCAGAGAAATAAGCCTTTCGCTAGCAGCGTTTTCGGCGGCGTTGTCCAGCAAGGCGGCGAAAGCATCGTCCGCGCTCTGTCCGGCGCGCATGGCTTCGGCTACGTCGTCCGCGCTGATGAACAGGCTGCAAGTACGGCCCTGCGCGTCCTGCACTGTTACCAGCCTATCCACAATCCGTGCCTTCTGCTGCTTTGCCATGTTCGCCGCTCCTGTTCCTTGGATACAGATTCTAAACGAACAAACCAGCAAGTAAACAAAAACTTTTTAATCGTTAACCGGGTTTGGTAAGGCTGCGCCTATCGCCACTAAAGCCGCCTGGGCCTCCCGGATATACCAGCCCCGATCTAGGTCCGCCGGTACACTATCCGGCAGCAACATGCAAGGCGCCGCCCCGTCAGTGTCCGGCACTTTGTTGCCTGACTCCGCGTAGATGATCGGCTCAGTATCCCCGATCCCGTAATACCAGCGTACAACCTTGCCTAGATACCGGCCTTTGTATCCGCCGCCTTTGACCTTGCGCACACAAACAAACCGCTTGATATCCTGGCAGGCGAAGATTGTTTCTTCGACGGCGGTGCCTTTTAATAAGAACTGTTCAACAGCATCATTGACAATTTGATTCTGCGGGTTCTTGCTTAGCTCACCTGGGGGTGCCGATCCCTTGGCGGAATAAACCCCTTTGAACTTGCAGGACAGTTTGCCGTCTTCCTCTTTAACCGCTATGTAGTTGTTAACGTCACGACAATGCAGGCTACGATAAACAGCCTCTTCGGTTTCAAACCCTGTGTCCATCTCCCACTGTTTGATAACCGCTTCAAAGGTTGCGGATTGGCTTTCGTGGAAGCGACTAACAACGCCGTCAGTATTGGCGCTGACCACAGGTATACCAGCAAGCTCTAGCCGCTCAATCAGCATGAGCAAAGACAACTGGCCGGTAATCGTTACCTGCATAAGCAAGTCGGGGCTATAGAAAATCGAGTAAGCGTTTCCAAGCTTGCCGAAGCAACCGTTAATAACGATCTTGCGAGACTCCGCGCCAACCTTGTTGCCGGATTTCTTATCGCGCAATCGTTGCTCTACTTCATCGCGGTAGACTTCCAAGAACACAGGCCCCAAGTGTTCCGGGTACAGCTTGCAGTTCAGGATAATGCGAGGGTAGAAGCTCGCAACGTCCCTGTCCCGAATAACATAGCCGTCTTTGGCATAGTGGGAAATGGTTTGTTCGCTGCTGTGCAAGCCGCCCATACCCATCCGATACAAGCCCCCGTTAATCGGGAGCGACAGGCTTTCTAACTCCTGTGGCAATCGCACATAGCCGGAGGGCTCAACAACGAACTTGGCGTTACATACGCGGTGCAGCGTCCATTGCATGGTTGCGCTTTGGTACTGCAGGAACTTCGGAGGCTTGTAATAGATTTCCCGCCCTGGTTCCACTTCCGGCCGTCCGCCGCTATAGCCGTAGGCCCTGAGCTTGTTTTCAATGACGGCTTCAGCAATCTGAGCATCCGACTTGCTGCGAACGTCAACACCCTGCAGCGCGGAAATTTGTTTGCGCAGTTCTATCTGCGGCTGCAGTTGCTTGTACAGCAGCGCGGTATTGTCCAAGTCGTTTACGTTGTACCACCGAACGACAACCATCTGATGCCCGGTTAACCAAGCGTCAGGATGGAACGGAAGGTCTGCCATCTGCCGGCAGTGCAGGCGCCCGGCGTAAGTCTTTAGCGACTCGCTTAACGGCGCTACTTCAATAACGTCAATGTGATTCCAGTCACGCGGGCGCCGCGTCTTGAAGCTGCGCAGCACAAGCCAGCCTTGCATGTTCTCGATAATCAGTTTGTTTCGTGCGGCTAGCAGTTGTTCGTTATCAGCGCCGGTAAGCGCTGCCGCTATCATGGTGATATCAAAGCTGTTGGAGTTAAACCCGACCGTCAGGAAGTTTTGCATTAGCCACAGGAGTAACCCGGTATTGAGCCGGCCTCCTGGCGTTAGCTCCAATAACGCAACCTTGCCGCTTTCGTAGCTCTTGAACGCAACGGAGAAATAGTTAGGGAAAACCTCAACGTCAACAATCAAAGTCTCCCGCGCGATCATCGCGGCCGTCAGGCTGTGTTCATCAAACCAGTCAGGCGCGAAAGTTGAAGCCTCTTCCCAATGCGGCAGATAATCCGGCGCTTCCCAATCGCGCGGCGGTGGAGTCGGGATATATTTTTCTTTGCGTTCGTCGTGCCAGAACAGGCCCTGTGCGTCAGATCGCATATACCGGAACTCCGGCAGTCATTGCCCTGGCAAGCATGTCGTTTGTCCCCTTGCCACCTGGGAAGCCGATAACAACCGTAGGCGCAAACCATTTCAGCATGTTGGCATTGCGGATCGGTCCGCCCTTCTGCCCTTGCGTATGCCAGAAAGCGCAGCCGGTAAAGCAAGCAACGTTATTGGCCGCGCACCAATCGAGCGCGAGCTTATCCGCACCCCTGGCGCCGCCCTGGATAACGCAAAAATTATCCTTGCCTAGAAAATCGACAAAGCAGCGCAGTACAAAATCGACTTTGAACTTGTCATCGTAATCCCTGCCGCCGCAAATAAGAATGCGCTGTTGTGTGCCTTTGATGCTTTTCCAGAACTCGATAGGCGGGGCGCTCATTGGCAGTCATCCCATGAGCGCACATTGCTGTAGTAGAAATTTTGGTTAGCATTCAATAAGAACCAAGTAGCGACAAGATAGGCGACTACATAAACGTCATCTAGCTGTTGTCGCTGCGCCGCTATCGCCTTCGCGTTCCAACTGGTGACGGGCTCGCCTTTATGCCAATTTTTCATCCTCGCATTCCCAAGATTGCGCCGCGTATCGGCTTGCCAGCAGCAAACCAAAGCGCAGCTTTGTTGTGGTTGCCAAAATCGAAAGTGTCTGCTACGCCTTCAAGCATCTGCAGAAACTTTGCATGGCATTCGAAGTAGTGTTCACAGGCTATCGGCATGCTGACGTGCGCGCCGCTGGTATCGTCCGTACCTGTGGAAATGCCGGTACGGTTGATATGGATTTTATTGTCTGAGGATAGCTCCGCAACGCTATTCAACGCGTTGTAGAATCCTGGCGGCAGAGGCTTTGCGGCGTGCGGCTTATCCAAGATGCCGGAAAGCTCCGGCCACTGAGTATCCAGCAGCAGCGTTTGCAGCCTGCGGTTGCCGCTGAAGTGGCATGTAAGCTCATTCCTGGCAACCTGTAGCTGCTGCGGCTCTTCCTTGATCCTGACGAGTTCCTTAACGGCTGCAGCGGGCAGGTTAACGGCGCAGGGGAACTCATACCCTAGCCAGTATTCAACAAGAATGATGTTGTTCGTCGCAAAGGCGCTCTTACCTTTAAGCAAAATGCCGTTGCTCCACGCCCTGGCCGGGTTCGGATCGGTGCCGATGAAAGGCTGCAGCGTCTTGAGCGCATGAATAAACCCGCCTTCCGGTTTTACGAATTCTCCGATTGGCGAGGTATCCGGGTATTGCTCCGTTGTGCATTCAATCAGCGCCTGAAAAGCTCCGCTCTTGATAGACAGCCGGCCGGTTTTCGTCAGGCTGATTGCCGTCTCTTCCTTGCATGCGCTGATTGCGGCAATGAACTTGTCCGCTTTGGGCAAGGCTTCGATATCGAGCGGGATTGGCGCGGATAGCACAAGCTGGCCATTGCAGCCGGTGATGCGGCCATTGGCAATCTTGAAGTGCGTTAACGCGGCCGGCGCATCCTTCTTAATCGCACCCTGGACAAAGCGGAGAGAGTCAAGCATGGTGCCGGGTGTTCCAAAGGTGCGCGGCTTCGGTTATTGCACGATCAACAAATTCTTGCGGATAGCGCAAAGTTTTCATATCAAAAGAATGCGCAAATCGCTCCGCAGTTGTCATGCAATCGCAAACCTGAACGCCAGCAGACGCGCAACCGCAATCCGGGCATTCAATTTCAATCACGGTCCCGCTGCCGTCTGGAAACTCCGGGGCGGCTCCACAGAATGGACATGGTAGTAATTCCATTTTCAAAAATCCTTTATTCCGTCCATGCGCAACAATCCGCCGGCTAGCTTTTGTTCCAAGTATTCGCTTGGAATTTTCATTATGCCCGTCCAGTCCGGCGAGCTTGCAAGGTCAACACCGATCAGGATCGGATAGCGCGGCTCTGTCGCTTCGTCGCCTGGGTCTGCATCGCTAGGGCCATTGCCGTTAAGCCAGTGCCGCATAGTTGTCCAAGCAATCCATTCTTCAGCCCATGGTAAAGGCGCAGTTGTCGGTTCCGGCGCATAGCTCATTTGTTAGCTTCCTAACTAAAAAGGCCGGTTGCCCGGCCTTTGTTTTATGCGGCCAGCGGTTCAGCCGCAGGCGCCGGAGCTTCCGTTACCTGGGAAACGCTCTTAGCCGGCGCAGGCTTAGCCGGGGCCTTTGCCTTCGGCTTCGGCGTCGGCTTGTTGGCCTGCAGATTGGCAGCGGGATTGCGCTTAGGCGCCGCTTTCTTCGGAGCCGCTGCCTTGACCGGGGCAGGCTTCTTTGCCGGCGTCTGGGGCTTCTTAGCCGCCTTGGCTTTCGGCTTTGCCTTGCTCGGGGCCTTCGGCTTGCTGAAGCCGTGGAACTTGCGCCAGCGGCCATGCTGGTGACTGGCCGTGTTTTCGCTGATGCCCTTGGTTACAGCAAACTGCAGGATATCAGCGCGGAGCGCCGGTTTCTTCGTTTTGCTGCCGCCGGTTGCCAGCTTGGACAGGGCATCGCACTTGGCCCAAATCTTGCCGGCGTCCGTGTCTTCCTTCGGGCACAGCACGCCGTTCTTGACCTTGCCGCCCCTGGCCCCGAGCTTGGGCTCGGGCTTGCTGACTTTCTTCTTTGTTGCCATGTTTGTTACTCCGTTTGATTGAATTGCGGTCCGACCTTACCCTTTTATTCCTTTCGCTGCAAGCCACTTGCCAACATAGACGTTGGCGGAGCTTTCGTTAACGCTTAACGCTGCATAGCGGCAAACTTCTTTGCGAAAGGCTTTAACGTCACCCTTCATTTGTGGCCAAAGCGCATCTGCTGTATCCCATACCGCCCGCGCAGCAGTGCCCGGCTTTGGTGCCGTGAACGCTGGCCGCGCTGCCTGGGGGATCGGCGGCGGTACAGGGATAGGGGGAGGCGCTACCGGGATCGGAGGCGGTGCGCGCGGGATTGGCGGGGGGATTGCGGGAATGGGCGGCGGCATGGTCACAGGGGGTCGGGTCGGAATGGGCGGAACCGGAATAGGCGGGGGCGCAGGCGGGGCTATGTTCACCCTGGCCATGGTCGGCAGCTTCGGCGGACGCGGCGCTAGCAAGTATCTGCGCCCGAGCCCGACGACATAGCGAGCGCCCGGCGTTGCACACTCCAACCTGTGGCCAACGCGGTCTATCAGCGTATGCAGCGGCGTGTCATCGCACGGCAGGTTTTGTCCGACCCCCCATGCCATGTTGATTAGCTCGCCATAGTCGGTTTCGCTTGTCGTGTAGCCTTTAAACGGCGACTCGCTGTTACGGATTACCGCCTTTAGCTCTTCCGCCGTCAGCGAACTAAACGGCTTGCGCTCATGATTCATCGCAATGTAGTCCGTCTGCGGCAATAGCAATTCCGCCCAATAGATAAGCTGCTGGACGGTCGGCGCTGCCTTGACGAAGCGCCAATTTGTTTTATCAATCAGAACGCAGTTCATGGCTTGTTACCTGACATATATTCGGCCAGCAACGCGCCCCAACCGCTACGCGCAAAAGACTTTGCTCTTTCCTTGGCGGCGCTCTTTGTTTTGTACCACTGCCAAGTGCCCCCATTGGTGCGAAGCGCGCCCCATTTGAAAGTTTTGGTTGGGTGGGTGCGGTAGTCCTGCGACCGCGCTAGGGTTTCTTCAGGTGTTTCCATGGCTTAGTTGTCCTTCGGAATTTCAACGTTAAGCTGCGGATAGCGGGCTAGCAACTCTTCGGCGTCTTCCCGCGCTTGGTTCCACTCTGCCGGCGCGCGGCCCCATTCCTGCTGGTTAGAATAATCGTCCGCAATTTCCTTAAGCCGGCGGATGATATCGAGCGCTATTTCTAGGTCAGTCACGGCTTAGCCTCCTGCATAGCGGAGTTCATAATTTGTCGGCCAATTTCAGGATGCACGCAGTTCCTCAAAACCTGCGCAGGACAATGATTGTTTTTATAATAAACATTGCCTGTATAATTTAGCCCTAGCCAAGCTTTTAATTCTTCCGCTTGGGCTTGATCCTTGCTCGATATGAAGTTGCGAGGACGCGCTACGTCTGAAGCAACAATTGGGAAATTAGCCCAAAATAGATGCCGGCCGATCTTCAAGGAAGGCTCTATTAATGGCTGGTAGTAAGGAACTACATTTTCTACCAGCCATTTTCCCTTGAAGTAGGTCTTTAGAAAGATGATTTCTTCGTATAGGCCCATATCGGCATAGCGCGGCTTGTTACGCGAGTTTGCGCGATCCATCTTGCTATGGGTCTGGCAGGGAGGCGAGGACCATATGAAGTCAAACCGCTGGTAGTTGTCCTGCAAGTAGGCGTGCGCATCGCCTATGACAAGCGTGTCGTTTGGATATTGAGCCTGATAAATGTCGGCAATGCTCTGCTGCCATTCGACGGCGGTAATGTCGCCGATCCAGTGTTTCCTATTGCCTCCCAGCCCCGCATAGAGATTCAAAATGTTCACAGGGCAACACCGTTAACTGTGGCGATCATGTCTACAGTGACAACCTGCGACGGGTTGATGCTAAACCCAAGCTGCATGCCTACCATGAAGCGCGCGCCGTCCTCATCATCGCAGGCCAGGAAAGTAAAACCTTCGTCGCCATCGTCCTGCCATTCCGGCTTGAAAGTTACAATGTCGCCTTTGCGGATCATTTGAGCTAACCAGGTAAGTTGTCGATGGGCGTATCTTACGCTAACGAACAAACTAAGCAACAAAAACTTTCCTATCGTTCCGGCCGGTTTGATAGTTAAAGGCAATTACGTTACGGACTGTTTCGTAAATCAGAAGGGTATGTCGTCCCAGTTGACGCAGCCTTTAACGATGACTTCTGCAGGAGGCCGCACGCCCTGTGGGAACTGCGGACCGATCGTTAGCTTGCAAACTTCTTTTTCCTTGTCGAAGTGGCAACAATCGGTACAGCGTTTGTGTTCATCAAAGATGACTTGCAGGGTTAAAAACAATTTGCGCAGCTTGCCTAGCTCTGCCTGCAGGTTAGCGCCAAACTGCTTAATTTCCTGTTCGCGGAAAATATCCGACACGGTATTTTTAGAATTCATACTTTGTTACCTGCGGGTATTTGCGGTTGACAATTACAAAGATGCGCTTAGGCATCTTCAGAAACTTGGCGTACTGGTTTGCTTGCTCCACGCTGTTAGGCGTCCACAGGGGGAGCTTTGCTTCATGGTCGGCAGGCTGGTAGGGGTAACGGTTCCGCCACCACTCCCGCGACAGCTTAGCGGCATAGCTGTTGGCATCTTCGAAGCTCTGCCACTCCCTGAACTGGCGCAGCCCGCATTGATAGGTAACGCGCAGCGTCGGCAGCCTGCCTGGCTTGCGGTTAATGGCGTAAGTAACGCCGTCCACTTCGAAGGGCTCAACCTGGGGTACTGGTTCCGGCTCTTTCAAGCTGCCAGCGATTAACGGCGTTGCCGCAGCCTGGGCCGTGAACTTAACACTGCGGTGGAACTCGAAACCGCAGAAGCTGCAATGCAGCACGCTGGCGTGATTGAACGTATCACATTGCTCGCAAATTTTGATCGGCGCAGTTCCCCCGCCTTTGCCTTTCATCTTTGGCAATACTGGATCGTTGATAGGGCCAATGCGCATGCTGTTTTGCGCGAAGTCCAAGACAAGGCAGTCTTGTTTGCAGCTTGCGAGGATAGCCGCTAAGCGTTGTTCAAGCTCTTCAAGGTCAAACCCTGGCGCGTACACAGGGCGGGTTCCGCGTCCAAGCATCTGCACCCATAGGCCCGGCGAGCGCGTCAGGCGCAGGATAACGATCAAGTCAATTTCAGGGCAATCAAACCCTGTGGTTAGCTTGTTGGCGTTGACCATTGCCCGGTATTTGCCGGCCTTGAAGTCGGCTATGTTCCGGTCATTCTCTGCGGGGCTAAGCCCGCTATGTGTGCGAGTGCAGCTTACGCCGAACTCACGCTCAAGCATGTCAGCAACGTCGTCTGTATGCTCAATGCCGGTTGTGAAAACAAGCCAGCGCTTTCTGTCGCCGGCTTGTCGCATGGTTTCGCTGAGCGCGGCGTAAGTAATCTCACGCTTGTTGACTGCAATTTGTTGTTGCTTTGAATTGTACTCCCCGCCAGTGATGCCAATACCTTCGTCGCTTATTTTATATTTAGTGCAACGCGGAACCAGCGGGGATAGATAGCCCTCATGGATAAACTTGTTGAAGTCTTCCCGCATGGTACGGTCATAGGCGGTATGCGTAAACAGCTTGCCGTCTGTCAGCATACCCAAGCCTAGACGGTAAAGAGTCGCGCTCAATCCAACAAAGCGCAACATTGGATTTATCTTGCGCAGGCCCGCGAAAAACATAGCGTAGCGCGTTGCCTCTTCATCGCTGATTAGATGCGCTTCGTCAATGGCGATGATATCAACGTGGCCAACCTCATCCGCTAGCTTGTAAATGCTTTGGATGCCGGCATAGGTAACGCGGCCCTGTCGCTGGTATCCAGCAATCGGCAAGTCAGGAGGCGGGAGTTCCTTGCGCCCCAAGCCTGCGGAGTAAATGCCGAACGGCGCATTGGGCCATATCTGCAAGAGCTTTTCTTCATTTTGTTTGATTAGCTCTTTAACGTGCGTCAGCTTCATGATTCGCATGCGCGGAAATTCCGCCATCATGCGTTTAATCATTAGAGCAATGACGAGGCTTTTGCCTGTGCCGGTCGGCAAACCGATAAGCGGGTTCTCTGCGGGATTGGGGTGTTCCCAAAACCACTGCCACAGTGCATCCACCGCTTCAGTTTGGTAATAGCGGGCTTTCATAGCTCGGCAATGTATTGATGCGCGCCGCAGCCGGCTTTCTGCTGTTCCTTGTTTAGCTCCACGCTGTATGCGCGGCAGTACCATTTGCCGTCTGCCGCAGGGAAGCTGTTAACACAGGTGCGGCAATTCATCAAAGCTTTCTTGCCGCCCAAGCAAACGCTTTGCATGTCGCAATACTTGCATTCATTGAAGGTCGGCGCAGCCTGGGGCAACCTGGGCAACGGAACCGGCGAAGCAATGATCCGCTCCGCCTTGCTTAGAATGCGCTGATAGTCGGAGTGATTGAAATGCACAAGCTCCGCGTACAGTTCGTCATTGTCTTTGCAGGTCGCAAAGTACAAAGCGACGGGAAGATTGTTCTTGCCCATGTAAAACTGCATTTGATCCCAGTGTTCCGGCTTGTTCTTTCGCACCCCTGTGTCTAGCAGCTTTGTAAAGCTCTTCAGGTTGTGCGTCTTGAACTCGCCTAGGCCATAGCTGACGCCGGCTGGCCAGTCTGGAATCTGGCCAAACACGCCGTCCAGCGCGCTGCCGAAGTGCCCGCCTAAATGCGAGACGCGGAACTGTTCCCCGGTATTGGGATCGTGCGTCCACAGGTTGATACCCGCCTGTTTGAACAGTGCAATAAAGCGCGCTTCCTCAAGATGCCCGCGATTAAACAAGCGGACCATCTTGGGCTCGGTCGGCTCGATATGCGTCCAGCGGTAAGCGAGCCATAGCATGCGTTCGCACTTCTTACCGATTTGCGAGCCGCCCAAGTGCGAGCGATAGCGGTCATCCTCTGCGCGGAATGCATCGGTGCAGTTGGCAATTTCTTGCTGCAGGATCGTGCGAAAGGCGGCGCCGCCGTCGCGCGCTAAAGCCGCGTCAATTTGTTTGATTGTTTTATGTACGCTTAGCATCTGCAGTCCTTAAGAAAGAAAGGCCCGGTAGTTAGCCGGGCCTTTTGTTAACCGCAGTGGCTTAGCGGCCCTGATTCCAAGGCATCACCTGGGCCGGGGCAGGCGCAGCGGCCGGCGGCTGCGGCGCTGCCTGGACGTTCGGCACCCAAGCGCCGTTTTCAAGGCGCCACTGGCCATCCGGGGACAGTGTAGGCGCTGCAGCCGGCGGCGGGGGCGGGGCAGCCTGGACAGGCGGGGC